GTCGCTCACCGACTGTACGGAATCTGGTTATTCGGTATTTCATAAGAGGTGCTTAATGATTCGAGCTCTAAGATCGACTCCCAGATCTTTGTACTCTAAGACTTCCTCAATAGAGTCGAACTCTGCGACAATGATACGCCCTGGCCGCTCTGTAGGGTTCCAGTATTCGAATCCACGAGTAGACAAAGCAGACCAAGAGTTGACATCTGCTCTGATCAAACACTGAGTGTTTAGTAGTGGCCAACTGAGATCGAATGTAGTTATCTGATACTTCATTAGACCAATACCTCGATGATCTGTTCTCTCAATTCAGAATCTAGATGCTTGCTCTCAAGCACCTGCTCTAGAGAGTCGAACGAGCCTAACATCTCACTACAGTGGTACATCGGCGAATTCGGGTTTTCCCAATTAGTCTGTTTCCACTGCCGCCGAGGGCTGAATACATCAAGCCCCACGAAGTCCCAGTGATCTCCACTCACGGGGTCCATCTTAGACAGCATCAAACGTCTATAGAACTTTCCTTGCATCTCGACGTAGTAGAGCTCGTACTTCATTAGATTAATGCCTTGAGAACCGTAGCACCTTTATCTTGGTCTGTACAACATGCTTCAATCACTTCATCTAGAGTATCGTATTCTCCTATGACGCATCGAATGAAGTCGCTAGGGTGGTGGATGGGCTTATGCCAGTCAGACGGACGCCATGATGGTTGAAGCCTTTTGTTTGCCCAGATGATGAAGTCCCAGTATTCTCCAGTGACGAGGTCTGTCTTGGACAGTATCCAGCCTGGAGGCGTAAGAAGCCCGTTGACTGTCCAGAGCTGATACTTCATAACAAGTCTTTTATGATTGTTGCTCTGAGTTCTGAGCAAAGTAAATCACACTCTAGCACTTCCTCGAGAGAATAGAACGGCCCTGCTGTCTGATACTCGAAGCCAAGGTGGGCCGCGAACTGGCGCGTGAGCTTCTGCATCCATTCGGTCTTTTCTGTAGCGTAGTTCCATCCCAGTCGATGAGACGCCCCTGATGGGCCTTCCCTAGTTAGCCGCTGCGCACTGTTCGGCCTTTTCAGACTGATATAGTAGGCTGTCATATACTATCTCCTCGAGATCTCATCAGGGAGAGTATCACTCTCCGACCCAGGAGGTCCTGGGTTTCGATCTATTAGACTGCGTCTTCAATCCCACGAGCTTCGAAGGGCGCTGCTTCATCATCAGGGTAAACTACTTCTGTAAAGTCTTCCGAGAGCACTTGCTGGAGATGGGTGAGCTCTGTGATTACTTCTTCGGAGAACTTTGAAGCCGGAGCGTCGGGAGCTTCTACCAGTACCATGCCGTCATCGACTACTACTGTTTCTGCTTTCTTCTGACGGGTGAGCATCGGGGCTGCACCGGCTGCTGCCAGGTTCTCATTGAAGCTAAAGAACCGGGACTTGCCGACACTAGAAGCAACCATCACTGCAATTACACCATTGAACACACCGTATCCGTGAGTCACGCGCTCCAGGAGGGCTGCTGCTTTTGGGCAGCGTCCTGCTTCGTTGAGGCCCCATCCCATGGCGTGTGCGATAAGCTGCTGGACTTCCTTGTTAGGGGTGGGATCGGTGAGCTGCGAGAGGACATCGAACGCTGCTGTGGGAAGGTCAATCTTCTTGACTGAGATTTCACCATTCTTAGCTTCAATGATCGTCTTGCCATTTGCATCGGAAACCGTGAAGGAAAGTGTGGTAGCTGTCATTGTGATTCTCCTAGAACCTGGTGTTGTAAGCGTCAGCACCGCGCCTTACTTACATATACTCTACGGCGTTAAGGGCATCCAGCTTTAGCACCTATTTGCAAGTATTTTTGGCACGAAGATTGCTAATGTCTCAGAATCTCAAAATCGATTTCAGACTCTGAGAATCTGAGAGTCTATATGTATCAAGAGAAGCCCTTGCCGCTATTAGTATAGTAGCAAGGGCCTTTGTTTAGGGTTTCATCGTGGTTTTCGTGAGATGGCGTCCGAGCAATAGACAGATCCAACTTAGCCCTATATAGGTTAACCAGCTTGGACCTACTGAGAAGGCTATTGCCAACAGTATGAATGAGAGTAGATAGATGAAGTAACCTAGTAGCTCTCCTATAGTCACGTATTGCTCTCCTATGTTCATATGTCATCCTTAGAAAATGGGCCTTTCCTGAATAGATGATGCACTAGAGTTACGATGAACGAAACAGAAACAAAGATGACGACTGCCCCGACCGAGAAAGCCGACGCGGCCTTGAACATAAGAAACACGAGGTAGCAGATCAGAGCGGCGAAAGCAGCGAGTGCACAGAATATGAAGGCGTCGAGAAACACGATCGGCCAACAAGGCTTATTCATCTTCATCTTCGTCTCCAGTGATCCATGTGCGCTCGAGGTATTCCATTTCTTCTTCACCGAACTCTGACACGTCGAGGCAATCATCATCGTAGTCCATGGTATATCTCCTTGGGATTAGATTAGTCCTGGAACTGTCCGTTGACTTCTTCCTCTGCTTCTTGAGCCAACTTCTTGTAGTCTGGAGTCCGAATGATGTTGAGCGTATAGACAGTGAAAGAGATGAGAGCTAGAGAGATCACGAACAGAAGAGCGAGTCCAGCTAAGAGCTGCGAGAGGTTGAGCAGAGAAGCGAGAACTTGTGGATCCATGGGGGTGCTCCTTTGTGGTTACTGGTGGCATATACTCTACGGCAATACAGGCATCCAACATTAGCAACTATTTACATCGAGCTTCCTTGGACTTCATCATCAAACCAATCCTTAGATTCCTGATCACTCAGAAGGACATACTTGGAGTCCGGGTACGTGGCCTGGAGCATGGCCTGCTGGATGCCGAGCTCCAGAGCTCCGCCCTGCGCTACCTTCACGGCTACCCAGTTCCAGTCGGCGAGGTAGGAGCGTCCATGAATGTTGAAGCCATTGATTTCAATTAACACTCTCATATGTGTTCTCCTTAAGGTGTAATGTAGTCTAGAGCATTCTCACGAGCTTCAGATTCTGACGCCCATACCCCAGAAAACTTCCAGAGAGCGAGGTGGAATACCTGGCGCATCTCTCCTACCGCGAGTGCAACCAACCAAGGCTTCACCACAATCTTGCCGTCTTCCTTCCGTACCCAAGCAATATACTTCATGTGGTCCGTACTCCTGTGGTGGGGTGGGTGGCTATACACTCTACGGCATTAAGTGCATCTAGCATTAGCAACTATTTTACAGAAGGTCTGGATAGCGGGACGGGCGGATACCTGCTCTGAGAATGACAGCATCTCAGAATGATCCACAACAAACTTATACATATCGTCGAGTCTGACAGTCGCAAGGTCGATCTTCTTGTCTAAGCGTTTGTTAATCAACTGAGCGTAATATCTAATAGATGTTCCACATTGCATTGCAATCACTCCAATTGGTCAGTCAAACGTGGGTCGTTGCGTACAAATACTCTACGGCATTACGAGCATCTAGCATTAGTAAATAGTTCGAGATTCTGAGAATCTCAACCAGCAACTAAATAAAAGGTCCCAGAAGGGCCTTGCGTGTTAGCGTACCAAGCCAAACTGTTTAACCTTAAAGCCTCTGGCGTGGGCGCTTGCAATTGCACGGGCGTTGCCCAGGCAAGCCTGCAACGTAGCGTAGGCTGCACCGTTGCGTGGGGAGATGGGTAGGGCGGCGTCTGGGAGGGCGTGGCCAATAACAGGCAACACAGTAGCGTTGCAGCTAAAATAACTACCGCAATCTGTGACCATCAAATAACTAAATGCTTCGTAACCTTGGCTAACGTTCACGGCTACAAAATTTAATACTTGCATCGCTGGACTCCTTTGCGGTTTGGGTCATTGTTTACATATACTCTACGGCAATACATGCATCTAGCATTAGTAAATAGTTCGAGATTCTGAGAATCTGGCCCGGCCACCAAAAAAAACCGCCCAGCGGGCGGGCGGCTATTAAAACGGGTGTACTTTGTTAAAGGCTTGCATAACTTGCGTTAGCCCGGCCCCGTAGCGGGCGCTTACCCGGCGCCCGGCCAATAGGGCTTGCAGGGCCGCGTTTACGGTAGGGTGCTTGGTGTAGGCTACCGCCATACTACAGCCGTGCGTTGTCTCAGATGTAACGCCGTAGCTTGGTAGGGCGCGCAAGGCTTGGCTTACTTGGGCGCGTATACCTAAATCATTGGCCCGGTTGGGGCGCCCGTGGCCGTGCACGGTACCCTTGTAACTAATAATATACGGTTGGCCGTTAATTACTATACCTAGGGCGCGGCTAAGGTGGTGGCCCATACCGCTACCTGGTACGGTTTGTATAATACTGTACCAACGTACCTGGGGGTAGCGGGTAGCCTGTAACATTGCAATAACATTGGCAAGTGTAACTTTGGCCATGGTATGTATACCCCTGTTAACCAGTGTTTAAAAAGGGCGCCCAGCGGGCGGCGCCCGGTTGGTGTTACGCTACGGTGGGCAAGGCTACGGCGGGGGCAACGCTGGTGGGGGCGGCGGCCAAGGCGTGCGCGGCGGGCTGGTTGCTACCCGTACGTGTTAACTTGGGCCGGGCGGCGCCCGCTACCGCAAACTGCACAAACACGCGCTTACCCTGTGTACTGGTACAAATTGCCCCTATGCACGGGCTACCGTTATATTGGCCGGGCTGGGCTAACACTTGCACTTGCGCCCTAATAAACCCGTTTGTAAACCCAGCCGCTACGCCCGCCTGCACAATTTGTACCAAGGCGGTGGGCGCGGTGCACGCTGCAAAAATATTAAACAGCGCGGTGGGCAAAGTTGCTTGGCCTGCAGGCGTAACAATTAACGTGGTGTTATTGGTAGCGTTTTGTGTAACTTGCATTTGGTAGGCACCCCTAGCGTTTTGGTGTTATAGCCCTTGCACCTTGCATTGGCTACAGTAATGTAACGGCGTTACGTGCACCTGGCTTAAGCACCGCCCAAAAGTTTATTTCGTGCCAAACCGGTGGCACGGAAATTGCATGCATGCAAATGTTGTGCCAATTGTCTTTTGTACAAAACGACATTTTTGCTATGCAAAAAGCGTGCCAACTGGCGGGGTACCCCAAAAATCATTTAATCGAACCCAACAAACTAATGCCCCCCATATAGAGTCTCTCGAATAGAGATCTCTCGAATAGAGATCTCTCGAATAGAGATCTCTCGAATAGAGATCCCCCTTGAGAAAAACGCCCCCTATATAGAGTCTCCGGACTAGAAAACTCTTCTGTAGAGATCTCTCGATTCAGATTTTTCTGATAAAGAGCTCTAGTACTTCGGGCGAGATTAACGAACCATGTTCCACCAGATCGAATGGAATTAGAGTGTCGAAATAAGAAACCCTAGGATATCTAAAGAAGCGGGCCATTCTTTGAACGAACGTTAGAGTCGCATCGACTGGATAGCAGTCTAATTTGCCTCGAACACTCAGGACTGGACTCACTTTCTGGATGAGGCTATTGTTCTCAGAGGGTGTGCTAGTTCCAAAGCTTTCCACGCTATGAAGCTCACACGTTCGAAAACTTATATAGTAGGCAGTCGTGCTCTTATCGTTGTAGAGAGCTATGCAGATTGCTTTAAAACTTCTTGGAGTCTTGCGTTTTGCGAATGCTCCTTCTGCTGTGTCGCTCCACTTCAATCCGAGATAGCGACTGTCGTTTTCAACCCACCACTGTTCCACGGTGCGCCACTTCCGGAGAGCGTCGCAGAAGAAATCGATGCGACGCTTATCCAATTTGGCGCGACGATACACGGCAAAGTCGTGTTGCGCTATTGCATATTCCCAAGCAGTAGACATTAGACGAGTACCTTTATCATGTATTCTAGAGTTGAAGGAGGGAGGCGCGGAGCGTGTTCTTCTAGGCTGAAAGGGTCGCACCACCTAACTATCATCTCTTCTGAGGCGTGGCTCTTCAAGAGCTTGGCGCCTTGCTCCGTGCCGACGACCTGCGATGCGTCGCCCACGCGGAGTGGGCCGTCCCAATAATACGACAATACGTACAAGATATTATAATTTAGGTCTATAAAATAGCGAGGGTGCGGAAGATCGGAATTCGGCATATACGTGAGAGCTTTCTATACTAGGCGTAGTATACACTTAGTGGCGTCGGGGTCTTCAGAGTGGTGCTCTAACAGTTCTTCAATAGAATCTGTCCAGACGCGTTCGACGATGGGGGGCGTTCGCCAGCGGAGCGTTGACTCTCTCCAGCTTCTTGCTTTCTCGTTCCAATACTCTACATACAAGTAATCCATGGTCCGATAAACGTTCTCACCTTCAGAGTAGTGGTACTTCATACAAGTTCCTCTGTTATGAATCTCGTGATTTCTGGGTCGTCTTTCCAGAAGTCCAACAAATCTTCAATAGAATCCTGCCACTCCCAGCCAACGCGGTTGGCAATGTCAAGGAGCGGCCCCACCCAGGTTTTGTTCTCTATTCTCCAGAACTGCACGGTGGCACCAGGACGAGGAATTCTGTACAAGGTATGGCCGCGAACGCAGTACTTCATCAAACGAACCCTCGTAGTATTACTCTACACGCTGCAGGGTCGTGAGACCAATGTGCTAGCAGTTCTTCAATAGAATCTTGCCAGCAGTGGTGGGAGAAATCGGTTCTCGTCCAGTTAGCTGTTGATTCTCTCCAGCTTCTTGCTTTCTCGTTCCAATACTCTACATACAAGTAATCCATGGTCCGATAAACGTTCTCAGCTTCAGAGTAGTGGTACTTCATATACGTAGGCTTTCTACACTAGACGTAATATACACTTAACGGCTCGGGGGTCGTGAGACCAAAGCTCTAGCAGTTCTTCAATAGAATCTGTCCAGAGGGGGCCGGAGAAGTTGGTCCCCGTCCACTGGGTCGTTGTCTGCCTCCAGACTCCTGTTTTCTCGTGCCAATACTCCACATACACGGCGTCCACCATCCGATAAACATTCACGTCGAGAGCGTAGTGGAACCTCATATGCATTGGCTTTCTTATACTAAGAGTAGTATATTTTTAACGGCGACTGGGTCGTGAGACCAATGCTCTAGCAGTTCTTCAAAAGAATCTAACCAGTCGGGATCGGAGAAGTCGCGCATCGGCCATTCATTCGTTGACTGTCTCCAGATTCCTTCTTTCGCGTGCCAATATTCTACGGGCTCGCGGGCGCCTGCCGCTTTTCGATAAACATTCACGCCTTTCAAGTAGTGGTATTTCATCAGATCAAAGCCCTTATGAGCGTGCGACCTGCAACGGGGTTACCACTATACATTTCCAACAGTTCTTCGGCAGACTTCCAATGTTTTTGGTCGGCTTCGTCTCCCACCGGCTTTCGATTCAATTGTTGCCACCCCGGTCTCTCGAACGGCTCAAAGTATTCGAAAGTTTCAAAGTCTGCTGTCTTAATTAGAAAATAGCCGTGGAAGTAAAATTTCATACTATAGAAGTGCTTCCACTATGAATCTAGTGATTTCTGGGTTGTCTTTCCAGACGTCCAACAAATCTTCAATAGAATCCTGCCACTCCCAGTCAAGGCGTGAGGCAATGTCCATGAACGGGTACAGCCACGTTTTGTCCTCCATTCTCCAGAACTGCACAGAGGTACCATAGGGTATTCTGTACAAGCGGTGGCCGCAAACGTAGTACTTCATACAAGTTCTTCCACTATGAATCTCGTGATTTTTGGTTTGCGTTTCCAGAAATCTAACAAATCTTCAACAGAATCATACCACTGCCAGTTATCGGCTATGTGGAAGGCGCCGGCCGACCAAGTTTGGGTCGCACTCATCCAGCACTGCTTCGGCGCGCCAGCATGGGGTTTTCTGAACACCCGGCCGCCGCAATAGGAGTATTTCATCAGATCAACACCTTCACTAAGTAAGCCATTCGAATTGGATCATCTTTAAGACTGTCGAACAATTCTTCAGCAGACTTCCAAACATCTGGTGTGAGTGCCTCTCTCATCGGAGTCGAACCATACAATTCCAACCACCCGCTCCAACCTGCAACTTTGCCCGCAGCCGAGAAGTATTCGAAATCTTTAAAGTTTGATGTCCTGAGCAAGAGCGTAGAACTGAAGCAATATTTCACACGAACCCTCGTAGAATCACTCTACACACGCTTGGGTCGTGAGACCAAAGCTCTAAAAGTTCTTGAACAGAATCTGCCCAGATGCTGTGTTTGAACGCCAGTCTCTTGTAAGCGACGGCTTCGGCCGTCTCGGCGAACCAGCGCTGCTGATAATCAATCCAGACGTCTATTGTTTCAAAATCTTCAGTTCGGCAAATGGATTCGTCGAACACGCAATACTTCATATCAAGACCGTTGTTATGTATCTAATGGCGTCTGGATCGTCAGAGTGGCGCTCTAGTAACGCCTCGATATTGCGGTATTGCTCTCGTCGACGCTGCGGGTAAGCGTTCTTGAACCCAGACGAAATCGGGGCGAGCAGGACCCAGTGTCCGGTGGTTATGTTGTGACACTCAAATGTAATTTCGTCGGCGCCTGACCTGTACAGCGTGTCGTGCCCGTAGTAGTACTTCACACCAAAACCTCTACTATGTCTCTAATAGCGACCGGGTCGTTAGAGTGCATATTCAACAAAGTCTCAACATCGTGGTATTGCGTTGTGCGGAGCGGTGGTTCGGTTGTCTGCGAGCGCAGGTTCACCCGAGCCCAACGCATGTCGGACGGAAGGAAAAGATCGATGGCAGTTTCGCAGCGGGACAGTCTGTACAGCACGCGGGAGTGCCCGTAGTAGTATTTCATCAGAACACCACATTCGTTAGGAACGCAATCGCTTCGGGCTGATCAACGTGTAGCTCCAGCAGCTCCTCGATATCGAGGAATATCTCGGAGAGTTCCGCTCGACTGGCCCGCTCGTTGGGGCCATAGATCGCAATAGGGATTCACTTATTGAGCCCGACGTGAAACTGTTCCACTGAAGAATTGTCTGCTGGCATTCTATACGCTGTAGCTTCATATTGGTATTTCATACCAACGCCTTTATGATTCTCGCAAGTACGATGGGCTGATCCGCATATAGAAACATGAAGAAATCGAAATCGTGCCATGCTACTGGGTCAACGCTCCCGCCGGTGAGTCTGCGCGCGACGTATGCTTCAAAGGCTCGCGGGATGCCGGGGTACCACGCACTGCTTCTTTCATCAAAGAGTTCGATGTGCCCGTCAAGTGTTCTAAACAGATCGCCGTCGTAGTGGTATTTCATACGTAAACTTTCAGTAGGTATGCTCGGCATATTGGTTCTAGCATACCAAAATGTTCCTCAAAGGAAAACGGTACGAGGAGCGCCGGGTCTACTATATGGATTTTCCAATATGGCCCGTCGATTTCGTGCTCTGCATAATAACAAACATTGTAGCAGTCATAGTATTTAGACACGGAAACTTCGATGTATAGCCGTGAGCAACCCGGAAGATGCAAGTAAGTCTCCATCAGACCAGTGCCAGGACTATGAGTTCGATGAGGGTTGGGTGATCCTCAAAAGCGTCCATCAAGTCATCAAAATCGCGCCACTGAGCCCAACGCGGACCGCGCAAGCCTTGTGAAGCACGCCAGCTTCCATCATATTCGTAGAACCATTCGATAGTTCCATTTTCGTATTGTCGGTGAAGGAGGCAATCGTAACAGTACTTCATAGAAGTTCTTCTATCATGTATTCCTGCATGGGCGCGGGGAGCAGATGAAGATGTTTTTCTATGTCGAAATGTGGCCAAGCGCTGAGTGTATCTTCTGACTTCTGGCACATCGACCAATGCAGGTCCTGCCTAGTACAGCCGTGGCTATTGAACCTCAATACCTGCAAAACGCCTTTGAACAAATCGTGTTGCTTGTAGATTTCAAAAGCCTCAAGATCGCCAGCTACAATGAAATACATTAAACTAATCCTGCGTCAGATATAATTTGACTGCGTAACTGGTTGGAGGCGAAATGCTCGACCATCTCTGAGTCCGTAAACCATTTGTTGCGGTCGAACGTAGTCGGTGCTGGGTGGGAAACGTTCTCCCAGCGAAAAACGTCTGGGTCCCAGACCATCAACACAGATCCGTGGCATCGCAGTAAGATCAAACCGAAGAAAGAATATTTCATACGAAACGCTCCAGCACCATTTCTTTCGTGTGAGCATCCAAAAGATCAAAATGTTCGTCGACAACAAATGGCACGCACACCGAGCGCCCACATCTGGTAATCATCCACATGCACCCAGGAGCATACTCGGAGTATATGTAAACACGAAGGCACACATGAGTTTTGGAATCGAGCTGCATGTACATGCTTAAATCTTCGTCTGAAGCCAATAATCGTGTGTCTTTGCAGAAAAAGTACATAAATCGCCTAGTTATATAACATATTGTATTTTATACGAAAAAAATCGGGGGGCGCCGCTCATATGAAATCCTCAATGAACGATTTTCTATCTGCGTCTTTCAACAGCTCCAAATGAATTTCTACGCAAAAAGGTATTAGCGTTTCCGATTTCACGAAATAATGGCTGAGCCACGAATCGTCGTATGTAGAGTAGAAAAGGGCCTGGGTTTCTGAATCAACCATATAATACAGACGTCTTGTTCTTTCGGAGAAGAAAAGTTTCATATTAGAATTTTTATAACTTCATCTTGCAAATTTTTAGACAAATGTTCGAGTAATTGAAGTATATCTTCTTGATTCAGATTTCGGCCTAATTCTTGTTTCTTTTGTTTCACGATGATTTCTGCTATAACATGGTTCTGCATCATTGTGTGACTCTTCATTTATAGGATTTCTTATGCCAAAAGATATTAGTAAGCCGATAGTAGCATATAGCGCGGTCGAAGAGCTATTGTTTGATTCTTTGTATGCAGCCTCAATTGCCGGTTTCGACAAAAAAAGCATCAGGCGCGCCATAGCGTCCGGAATAAAGCACAAGGGCTATAACTGGCGGCTAGCTTAAACCATCAGTTTAGTTATCGCATCAATAATATTCTGTGGGTGAGATTTGAAATATTCACATAAAAATTCGTATAAAATTTCTGGTTCTATAACAAGCGCAGTGTAGGATTTTACATCGACTTGCTCATATACGACGTCTATATAGACTTGTGTCTCTAAAATTCCGCTACAGTTGATTGTTCGAACTTCATACGTTGGCCCCCAATGAAATGTTTTTATTTCGACTACAATATCACTCATCAGATGAATTCTTTTTCTAGGTATGCCACTTCAGTGTGGTCGAATAGAGCTCTATGTTCTGATAGAAATTCTGGTAATTCTTCTATTTTGACCCATTGATTGTCTTCGAAAAAACCATCTAACTCATCACCCTTTAAATTTAAAATCGGAAACGGCATTCTTGTTTGATATCTTGATTCTATGAACACCCAAACCGCTGCACGATCATCTGATAAGATCATCCATGCTAGCGCGTTTTTCGTTTCCTCGGTGTCACGATACCAGAAAAAATTAATCATATTAGACAATCTATTTGTATGTTCGAGTGTTTACGGGATGTTGGAATTTGTTCCAAGCTTCATATGCACGCATGTCGACGTATTCGTTATGGAAAACCCCAGAATGCCCTTTGACCCATTCCCATTTGATAGTGTGAAAAGCTACCAAGACGTCGAGTTCTCTCCATAAGATTTCATTTTTCCGTTGTTCGCCATTCTTCAATTTGTAGTCGTGCTTCTTCCATTGCACGATCCAATTCTTAACGAACGCATCTATGACATACAGGCTGTCAGTTTTGACTAGTACTTCAGTTGGTTCAGTAAGGCTCTTGAGGGCCTCTATAACGGCCATGAGCTCCATTGAATTGTTAGTAGCACCTAGTACAGCCCCTACGGCTTCGTGTGTAGTCGAGCCGTCTTCTGCCAATAAGATAAAGGCCCAGCCACCCTTCGATGTTGGTTTGCCATTGTCGTAACAAGAACCGTCTGCAAAACACGTTAGTTTGTTCATAAAGCCTCTACGCAATGTTAGCACAACTAACATCCAAGAGAAAGCTTACAGCCCTAGAAATTCCATGTCAATCGACACACCATAATAACTGGCGATCAAATTGCGGCTTTTTTCTATCTTTTTCATCAACGCAGAGATTCTAGCTTCGAATATTTTCGGACCCGGCAACTGCGCAGACTGAGCCACGCCGTCTATACCAACCGAAATGCCGGTGCTGAAAAACAACAACGGACCAATTTCTGTAAGAATTGCAAATGTAGTCATGTCGACTAGTAATTGCCATAGAATGACTGGAAGTTGGTCTTGCTCGAATCCTGCTTTATAGTCTATTCTGTAGCCCGACGGTTTGTAGCCCGAGTGAAACATGTTCACTAAAGGGATATTACCTGATCCTTGAACTAAATTAGGTCCCAAAAAACCTGTTGTCGCAATCACGTTCACTTTGTTATTTTCAAAAGTTATCCAATGTGCCGGGATCGTATAGAGCAAAGTTGGGTTTGATGTTTGAGCGTTCGGATATCGCAAACTGATTGTGATGATTTCTCGAACTGGATACTTCTTCAGCAACGTGGGGAAGAATCTAGTCGTTCCCATGCCACCAGACATGAGGTCGTCGATATGGTGGAATATCGATGCAGACAATATAAGTCCCATCATTTCTAGTTCCGCTACAGAAGCTTCGAGATGGTTAGCTATGTATTCTTCTGTGATAGGTTCGTTAGTCATTGGGAAAACTTTAGGAATTCCTACAAGACCGAATTTGAGAATGTCCGCAGGTTGTACCATAGGCTTGAACCTAACGAAATTGCCTTCAATTTCTAGATTACCGTCCTGCGCGACGCTGGTGTTTTTTGGATAGGGATTCTTAAAATCCATTTTATACTCCGAGCAATGCTCTTGCCATAGCGACCAATCCACCGATACCAATAAGGCTTAGTACAGAACCAATAATCATTACAACAACTTTTACAGTTTTCCAACTAGATGTAATTTTGGCTTCTGTCACCGCAACGTGTTTTTCTAGAATATCCGTTCGCTTCATGTGTTCTTCCAGAGAATCTGTATTCCTAGATAGAATTTCTGATTGCTGTTCCAGAATAACAGTCTGTGTCCCAGAAACGATTGCAAGACCATTTGTTTTTTCATCTAAAGAATTTAGTTTAACGATTACAAATGATTGAAAATCTTTATCGTCCATAACATCCCCAATAAAAAAGCTTTGTTATCATTATAGCTTGATTACAAAGGTTTACCGTCACGAAGATGCGACAGCAGCGATGCTGGGGTTGCTTTTTCCGAATCCGCAATATTCATAGATCGGGCCACTAATTCAGAGCATACAAAGCTGTGTTCTGAATCAGAAAATGGATTTTTAGCCTTAAAAAGCATAGGAAGGATGAAGCCCAGCAACGTCAGAGTTCCGTATGGTTTTCCTAGTTGCTCGCGTAACCAGATCCAATCTAACGCCACTGCTTCCGTTTCCCATACAATTTTGTTCTTTTTCAAGAAATTCGTGTATGACAGAGCGTGAACAGACATTCCTTGCGCGTGATAAATTAAACCCATTTCTGGATCATACATGTAACAATGGGAACATGCAGATTTCGTGATTTTTCTAATTAACCAAGATATAAAACCAGTTCTGGTACTAAAGCCAATGATCACGACGCCCTCACAGTTTTTTGGTTAAATGGTAGTTGACCGCAATTCGACGTGTTAAACCAGTATTTGCAGAATGATAACGAATTGACAGTGTCAGTCCTGCTGAAATCTTGGCGTTCAATGGAGCAGTATCTATTCTGTGTACTGTGATTGAACCAGGCGTTATCGTTCCTGGAACTACAACTTCTACGAATGCTTTTTCAATGTATTTAGCGACTATCGGCCAATCTTCACACAGCACCGCGCGGTATTGCACAGGGATCAAGCCTGATTCGTCTTCTACGACGGCAATTAAATAATCACCGAATTCTGCATTTTCGATAATCAATGAACCGCCCGAAACGAATCTTTCTTGTGTTAGCGTGAAATCAATTTCGCCAATTGCGCCTGGTTGTACTGAAACTAGCGCAGCCGCCGAGTTGTGTTTAGTTCTGTAAGTTGGAGCGGCAAACGGTTCGAATAATGGCAATTGCGAAATGACTAGTTGCTGTATGATTGGCTGGTTCGCTGGCAGAGAAGCCAGATATCCCACATACCATGCATCGTATGATGGTTTGTGTTGCGCCAAATACGAATCATATTGTGGCTGAGTTTGGATGATAGTACCCGCTGGGGCTTCCCAATCATATAGAATTTCAATAACTTCTTTGGGCCATAGTGCTGGAGCTCCTGTTGGATTCGGCTCACTACCGTAAAGACGCAATGCATATTTTTTCATTTATCTCTCCATCGAAATTAAGACGTAATCCAAAATTGCCGTAGACGAAGTGCCTGTCGAAGTGGTTTGTTTATTTATTTTAGATACTAATCGTAATTCGTTAGTAGTGATATTAGTAGTGGATGATCCAATAAACGTAAAATCATCACCATTATGAATATAAAAATTAATAGCTAGGCTAGGTGTGATAACAACTTCTGCGCGTAACCGATACCAAGTTCCAGCAACGACAGCAACGGCTGAATTTACTAGCGTAGAAGTTGATGCATTTCTTGTAACTCCTTGCCATTGTCCGCCATTCAGGCCATGCGAATAAGTGAAATATACTCCATTAGCAGGATCGCCCGCAGCTCCAGAATCCTGTAATCCAATTCTTAATCGATAATTTACTGCCGCAGTAGACACAACAGGAAGTCTAACGCGCCATTCGCAAGTAAGAGGAAGCCCAGTCAATAAAATGTTGTTAGTTCCGTTATTAGACTGCAAAGCGCTAACACCAGTCGTGTTGTTGGACGTTCCGGTGGATATGTTTGCAGTTCCAACCGAGGTATTAAAGTTAGTCGTGTTGAAAGCTGTCGTACCACCGTTAGCCACAGTAGAAACCCAAGCAAAAGGATTAGATGTCGCTGTAGTGGTCCACAGAAAATCATCATATTGCATTTTAGGAAACGTTAAATTGCGCCACGTATCTCGATAAAATTGTACATCTAGGCCGTTATATCTAATATTTCCATTTGTTGCATTCGCCGTGGTTCCTAGTCTCATTGCATTGTTTGCAACCAATAGTCCCGCGCTCGAAACATTTACCCAAGAAGTTCCACCAGCATCCTGAATATCAAAAATATTGACAGATTGAGCCGCTTCTGCTCTGATCAAAAGACCAATACTGGCAGATTGAACATTAGGAATGATAACTGTAGCGATGTTGTTAGCGCCCACATTTATTGGGGTGTATTCTATGGTACTTTGAATATTTCCAGCTAGCTGCAAGCCCCAATAAGACGATATGACAGATTGTCCGCCGACCACGGGGAGCAAAGAAATGTCAGATCCTAAGATATATCCGTTTGTGGAAAACAGCGTGCCGTTAGTAGCAGAAAGTCGGGAAGTGCCGTTATTCCAAGTAAGATTCGCTGATTGCGAAATCAATCCGCCTGTGCCAGCAAACAAAACTCTATTCGGCAAAATATCAGAAAAAGTCGGATTTGCAGAAAAAGTTTTAGCGCCGTTTAATGTTTGAATTCCTTCAGACATTATGAAGCTTGCTGCCAATAGCACATCGGGAATCGTGTAAACTCGAGAAGCTACCGGAGCTGGCGAAGTGATTGTTACAGTGTTAGTAGTACCAAGAACGAATTGGTTAGTCGTTGCAGAAATGGGAATCCCAGAACTGAACGTCTTCACACCTGCGATAGTCTGGGCACTTTGGGACATGATGAAATTAGCGTTTGCCCCAACGTCTGGCAGCGTGTAAATTCTATTAGCTGCCGCAGCTGAAGCGTTTAATTCTATGTAGTTGACAGAGCCAAATCTGTGGATTCGCCCTACTGTAGTCACGACGCCTGAAGCATCAATTCTAAAACTTTCTACTCCGTTGTTCGATGCATTTATGATCGAAGCGCCAGTAGAATAGAAACCTGTGTTTGTAGTTCCAGAAAAAGTATATGCAGGGGCTCCGACAGCTCCGGCGGGCGCGATGAACACTACAGTCGATTGTGTCCCCGTCGCCGATACTGCTAGTCTCTGAACCCCTGCCGTAGAAGTCGAAACTACACCCGTAGCAGACAAATAAGTTCCTGAATCAGGTTCGGTAAAGAAACTGTATGCTGGAGCAGCGGCTGTTCCGGATGCAAAAGTTATCAACCCGTCTGCCGTAATTCGGTATACTGTTGTATTAGCAGAATTTCTTATTGAAAGGATGCTGCCAGTTGGAACGCCTGGTTGCTGAAGAACTAAAATAGGATCTGCATTGATTATTTGAACAGCGTGGATCTTGCCAGCAGGAGATTCAGTCGAAATCCCGAGTCTAGTATTCGCAGTATCCCAGAACAATGTAGTCGCAGTGACTATTAAATCGCCAGAGCTTCCAAAAGGGATTCTACCTGATACATATCCGCCAACAGGATTAATAGAAGTTTTTCGCCAATCTATACTGGCGGATCCAGTTTTTTGATAAAAACCTGTGGTTGTACCATCGGTGAACAGAACCAACGAGCCAATGGGCTTGGCTACTCCAATTGAAGTTGGATCGGTATTTGTATTAGTGACTTCTAACCCATCTATTGTGATCGTGCCTAACTCAGCCATAATACCTCCGACTACAAAAATTATAGTCTATGAAACCAAAAAAGCCACCCATTACTGAGTGGCTTTAAAGATTGATTTAATTAAAATTAATCAAGGATTTGATATGAAACTGTGGTTTCCCAGGCGATGGTGTTTGCGGTCGCGTTACCCGAACCTGTTGTTACTCGGAGACGAAGGTCAGTGCCTGAAGTGTCAAATGTACAATCAAGAGCTGTCAAGCCAACCGCTTCGGAAGTGTAGTCAGATTGAACTACTCCGAGAGTCAGAACGCCAGCGATATTGTATACGCGAACGGTTCGGATGTAAGCGCTGCCAACTCCGATAACACCAGTACCGCCACCGGCTGTTTTCCTGTTCATTGTATTAGCTGTGACCAGGACAACCGAGTTATTTGGAACTGCAAGAGACCACAAAGTCTGAACAGCAGTGCTTGCATTCGGATAAGAAGCAGCAGCTTGATCTTTCCGGTCATCAGAAGCAGCTTGGAACAATTGAAGTGAACCAGTTCCAGATACTCGTGATGTTCCAGCAACATGAAGTGCATGAGTAGGAGCGCCAGTTCCAACGCCAAGGCGGAAGTTGTTAGAATCCCACGTGAGGAAATCCGCTGCTGAGCCAGCAGGAGAAGTAATAGAAGTTGTCGAAGTCCAGTATGGAATTTGATTTGCAACTCCAGCAGGAGCTAACGGCTGAAGTACCAGAGTACCGCTGGCATTTGCGAAATTCTGAGTACGGTCACTTGCTGCAAGCAACTGTGTAAGAGTTAGAACTCCAGTAAGAGTAGGAACTTTCCAGTCCATACCCGAACGAGCAGCAGAAATTTTCCAGAATGCTGCAATCGCCGCTGCTTCTTCGAATTCGAGACCAGCGCCGCCTGACGAGTTCGCCAAGCCGTTTTTGTTCAGCGTGATGAGTTTATCGACGATTTCTGTATTCGTAGTGCTGAGAGCTGTGAGTGCACCGTTAACAGTAAGGTTTCCGGTAACAACAACGTTGTTTCCGAAAGTCTTGTTTCCGTTAATTGTCTGTGCGCCTTCAGATAAAACAAAATCAGCGCCGGTGACTGCGTCACCCGGATTCGGAACTGTATAAGTGATTGGCTGTGTACGCGTTGCTTGGTTTACAACTTCAACTTGTACGTTCTGCGCGTTCAATTGGATTTGGTCGTCGACTACGAATCCTGTGGGGCTCGTGGAATAGATTGCAAGACGCCTGAAAGCACCTTGGGCAACTGGGCCAGATTCTGCAGTAGAGACTTTGTCCCAAGCTGTATCGGCAGTACCGACTTTGATGTAAACGCGACCGACGCCGGAGCCGTTGTCCCACGCCGCAATAGAACCAATCTCAGCAGCGGTACCACCGCCTCCTGCGGGATCTGCATCGACGGAAAGATGCTTCTTATCGCCTATCGTAATCTGATCTAAGATGTTAGCCATAAAGAAATATCTCTCCTGTTAAAATTATGCTACTTTAATACAAACAACTTTCTTGTTCGAGGAACATTATATGACGTTCATTCGTAAAGATTGGTCTTTTTTTGAAACCAAAATTAAAATGGTCAATCCTTTTATCGTTAGACTGATCCCTGAATCTTTTATAGATTCTCAAACTCTTTGCCAATTTGAAGATATTCAATTCGGTCTTTTCTGGAGAAAACCTACCGATATGGCTAGAGGAAAAGGGAATCACCCAGATCGAAGTAAAATGAATAGAAGTTTATGTGCTTCTAAACTCCAAGAAAAGATACGAGTCGACATCATCCAGAAAAGGCTAGCATCTCGCGGGATACAAATTGTTCCAGAAACTTACAAGAGTCTAGACAGTATAGCAGAATTTACTGAGGCAGGACATGTTGGTACTTTTTGGGCCAAGCCTTCGAGTCTTTTATACAGTGAAACATCTGGGCATCCAGATGGTTGGGTTGAGAAATTCTCTAACAGAACTAAAGGCAAGGCTCGTGTTTTGCATAAACATCAAGGCGAAGAACTTTCCATGGTTCAATTGAAAGACGCAACTCAGCTTTCTGAGAGCTGCATCCGGGCTAGACTAGCCGCAGGGTTGCCCTTGGAAAAACATCTTACGAATATAGAATTATTTTTTCAACAAATGAATATTGGCACGAGATACGATAAATATATTGGGCGTCAGAGGCCAGATTTCCAATTAGCCGAAAACATATTCGTTAACGTAGACGGTCTGTATTGGCATTCCGTTGCTTCTAAAGAAGAAAATCGTCATCGCCATTTCGCTGCCAGAGAACAGCTTGAATCACGGAATATCAGGCTCTTGCAGTTCAGAGAAGATGAAATAATCGATAAGCCGAATATTGTTGCGTCTATGTGCAAGAACCTTCTTGGCCAGAATATCAAAATACAAGCGAGAAAATGTGAAATACGTACAGTCAGCCAAGCAGACGCGACTAGTTTCTTAAACGAGAACCATTTAATGGGCAGCTTTAACGCCAAACATGTTGGGCTATTTCATGAATCGAAATTAGTAATGATTCTTTCTTACAAAAAGAAAGATGGTATAGGAGATATTTCCAGATTGTGTACTCGGATAAATGTGTATGTGGTTGGTGGATTTTCTAAATTATTTAAATATATAAAACATCTGCATCAGAAATGGACTTTCTGGACTGATCTGAGATACGGTACTGGGACGTTCCTGGAACACATTGGGTGGGAATCACAAAAAACAGTCATGTCGTGGAAATGGACTGATTTCAGACATACTTTCAATCGTCTCAGGTGCAGAGCCAATATGGACATCAGAAAATTAAGCGAAAAACAACACGCAGATGAACTTGGTTGGCACAAAATTTATGATGCTGGTCAGAAATTGTATTCTATCGTGATCACGTAGGCGTAGAAACACAATCTATGGTTACAGTGCCCGTCCAAGACGTTTCATTAGCATTGGGTGCTTTGACCCTAAGAGTTATATTAGGGCCAGAAATAATGAATTTTGCTTCAAAAGCTCCATCAGATCTGCTAGTGAAATCTGATTGTTCTTGTTGAATTTTTTGTGCAGTTGGCCCGTCTCTAAAAACTCCTACAGTTTTTCTAAACACAGCTCTGTTATTGGAACTCTCGCGTGCGGCCACTACGACAGTGACAATACACGTAGCGCCTATTGGAACGCCATATGAATAAATTGGAGTCAAAGAAGTTGAATTAGTTACTCCAGCGAACGTTGCAGTTTGGTGGCCAGACAATGGAAAATTCGCATGTGATTTTATGTGAAAGAAATTTTCTGGTTGTGTGCCGAAACCGAAACGGCCATTTTCGTCGATCCTCATACGTTCAGAATTCGACGTCCTGAAAGCTAGCCCTTCTGCGTCGGCGGTACCTACGAAGTTAACAGTTGGATTTGTCCCGACGTTTCCGTCAGTTTTCCATCCAGACGTGATAACCGAAGAAGCGATATCTGCTTGTGTGATACCAGTATTATCGACATACAAGATGCCGGTAGTAGCGTTTTGTCGCAAAACTGTCGCCACAGGCAACCCTGCTTGAACTATAGATAAAGATCCAGTAATTGACGAATATAATCTGGTGCCTACAGTCCATGGCGAAGTGTCCACGTTTTGCATAAAACCTAAAGACGTCATGAAACCGGCTTGCCCAGTAGTGATCTCTAGTTCTGTAACTCCTCGAACTACTTGGATAGTCGGGTTATTTATTTTTGCTACTAAAGGGATTGTTCCTGGCTGAGAAACTAAAGCAACGCAGCGTAGAGCTTCAATAGTTGATCCAGTTGTGTTTGCAACCAACTCTCTAGATGGAGAGTGCAAATCCTGTGATTTAAGGCGGCTGTGGAAACTCATGATCTACCTCAAATTACTATGACATTGCCATTTCGATCGACTACAACTAAAGGGCCAGAATCCAAATGCATATTTGTGTTCTTATCATATGCCTGTAGACGAGTCCCAGCTTCATTATAAAGATGTGTGATGATTCTATTTTCGTTGAACTTCAAAGCCAAGTCCAGCTCGCCCGTAATAGAATTGAACAAAAATACTTCTTTGTCTTTTTCTCGTTTGTTACTAGGGATCCAATCAGAACCGTCTAGTGGATCACCGTTTGAATCTACCAAGATTCTCATAAAGTTTTAACCTCGATCAAATCGCCGTCGATGTCATAAGACAACTCCAACTGCTTGATGGACACACCGCGTTGATAAAACGTAGCTAAAGACAAATCCTTAGTCAAGGAATTTCTAGTTAAAGTCACTCGATCGAAGCGCGGAGGTCGTATACCTGCTTCGTATTCTGCAGGGTTGAACTGGTCAGCCGTATCTTTGTCATATTCGTTCAGAGCCACCGTGAAAGATGGACCAACATAAGGACCGACTGTTACTTTCGCAGTGTTAAAGCCGCCTAGAGACGACAGAAACGTTCCAGGGCCGTCAATTTGTTCAATCAGGACGTAATCTATGTTGTTCACAGAAGCGAACAAAGAAACTACATTTCCTACAACGCCTGTTGATTGGATTCTTAAAGAGGGATTGCCTTCCACGGAACCAACAAAAATATCACCAGGTCCGATTACGACTATTGGTGTTCCTGTTTCTAATTCCGCAGGGGTTATACTCCCCCGATGAAAACCCATTTGTTAGCCCCACGTAAACATGGAGAGGTTTCCACTTGCAGGAGCTACCGGAGCGTAAATCCAAACTTCGGTACCAGCTTCTAGAGTAAGATTGTTCGAAGCAAGCTCGAAGTTGATGATTCTGCCTGGTTGAATCGTCAACCAATCTACTTTCGTAAATGTTGTATCTTCTGCGGTGACAACTGCAATTTTAATTTGCCTGTTAGTCGAATTGTCGAGATAGAACACTTTCGCCATTTGCGATAGCTTGATCAATCGTGTCGCTGTCAGCAGAGTAGTTCCCGTGACGTCGCCAAATTGCTTTTCGGCGTATTCGCTTCTGATACCAACTCGCGCGCCTTTTCCTAAACCACTAGACATAAAAACTCCTTAAAAAATTGATTTGCTCGATCTAGCTTTAAAAATATCGCTCATAGTGAATGCTTCGGAACACGCAGAACAACGATTTGGCAACCTAGATTTCATAAACAGCTTGTTCTGGCCGCAATTCCAGCATTTGATAACCGCTGCAGAATCCATAGTTTCCGCATCGCTCTTGGCTAGATCCTTAATATCTTTTATAAATTCTGATTTAGCAAGAATTTTCTGTTCGACTGTAGGGATGTTTCTGAATTGCTTGCGGCCTTCGACGCCCTTGTAGCACTCTGGGAGTTCTGGGGTGGTGAACGATTTAGCCAGATCCATAATGGGGAAAATGCAAGTGTGTGGATTCGCTGGACGGACTGTAAGCGCAACGTTCTTGACTTTAGTCTGGATTAATTCTGGTCCTTCCCGGTGGATGGTGGAACCTTCAATCGAAAAGCCTACGGCAAAGTCGGGGTTCTTAACACTGAATTGAATCAGGGCTGCTGCTGCGGCTGCGTTGGGATGACCTTCGTCATTAGCGAGAGCACCGCGAACATACAGGTACGGGCGCTTGACCAAATTCCAACATTTCAGTTGATATTCGTCGACGCAATCTTTGATTGAAAAGATTTTCGTGCATTGTGAGATTTTTCCCAGAATCTGGAACATAGTATCTGACTGATGCTCGTCTACCCAGAGACGTATGTCCGCAACGTCCATACCTTTCAGATGTACTCTTTCGCCAGTTCTATCAACGTCTTCGGTAGACGCTATGCCATAAATTTCCATTTTGTCTCCAAAGCAAACGAGTCCAAATTGAAATTATACAGTCAATTCATGTTTTTATGGTCAAGCATGCTGGCATCGAACGAAACAATTTCGCCATCCACCAAGATTACTTGTTTCGAAGCTGATCCGGAGAGTTTCATCAATGAAGTAGACGTTCGGCCGTATTTGTTGATCAGCAGCGGAATGCCAGAATCTGCTTCGGTCCGGATATTGTCGACAGTTCCGAACATCACGCCAAGAAGGATATTCGGCTTTGCCTGCAACAGGTCAAGTTCGGCTCTGACGGAAGGAATTTCTGACCTCGATAAGATGTTTTTGCATTCTCGAATATTGTTTTCGGCAACTTTCTTAAAGCTTTCCGAAAAATGCGTGTCTACGACATATCCGAATTTTGTCAGGTACTGGAGCACTTCCCGCAGTAGAGTGCCGCTGACTCCGGATTCAACCAAATCGTAGATATCCATAGCTTCTTCGGTATTTGTCGTGTTGTTGATCAACTCTAGGGCGATATCTAGTGCGACGTCTTTCACCGTCCACCCCGAGCTTTTTTCTTGTTCAGATTTTGGATTTTAGGTTCATCAATGTACAAATCGTAATGCTTGCCTGCACCCGCCGTATTTCCTGCTGCATGTCGAAACTGCCTCAGTTCTTCTCGGAGCACCGCTGGGTCATTCCTGTACTTGTCGCGCGAAATAGCTTTCATGGCGTGCATCTGACTAGGCAACCTCGCGATTGCATGGTTTTCCGACATCAGCGTTTCCAGGGTCCAAGCCATTTTCTCGGAAAACACTGCTTCTTCTAGGCTCTTGTCTTCCAACTTGACTTTAGCCAGGCCGTCTGGATTGATTTCTTCCAATGCGCCCCACAATTCCGCTTCGTCCAGGTCGAACGCCGTGGGCAGCAACGAGTCTTCGACTTCGTCTATTTCGATGGCCCATGAAATTTTGGAATTGAGTGTTTTTACGAAAAAAAGTCGAGGAGTTTCTGGGTAGGTAGGGTTGGAACGGACAATATAGAAATCAAACTGAACTCTGTGCATTTCATGTCTCCCAAATCGAGATTCTTTATTCAGTATACCAGTCGGCCAACTGTTTACTACATACAATCAAATTAAAGATTCGGAGCGATAATGAAGTAGGAGGATTACAGATGGGAAACCGATTGCCACCAACTTATTTGACTCAAGGCAAGAGTCCTACAGATCAAAGACAAATATCAGCAGGGTTCCATCCTTTCGGAGCCTTCGCACCCGCTGGAATTTTCAGTTCTGACGTTCACGACGAGCTGATCAAGACCAAAGGCTTCAAATCCGTCCATTGGCGGCACGCTTTGAACCCCAATAGGACCACTATCGAAGCTGGAGTTGATTTGACTGACCAGGCAGACGTAGGAGCGATGAACGTCTATGATCCACGTTGTTTTTACGTGGCAATCCAGCAATTGGGGTGGCAAGATCAGGCAATAATCCAAGGAATTCACGGCTCTATGAACATTTCGTCCGTGAATTACACGACATATTACGAAGGATCTCAAAAAGAACGCGTTTTTCTGCGCAAATATGATGTCGTCATGGTAGATTCCGGGCACACAGTCATGGTTGGGCAACTTTTTGAATACAAACCTGCTGGTCCGCAGCGTCTTAAGTTTCCCGTCTTAGAAGTTGACTACTTATCTGATGGAAATAAAAATAGATACGAAGAAAACATTGATTTTTCTGTAAAAGATGGCATGATCGAATGGATCGGAGACCGCCGTCCTTGTTGGGATGCTGCAAAAGGCAGGGGCGACGTTCTTAGCATCAATTATTGGACCAGACCCTATTTCAGCGTCGTAGAAACTCCACGAGTGATGCGAGAAGTGTTCACGAATCCAACTGGAGATGCCAATAAACCCAGCCAAGGCACTTATATTTCCGGTTCTGCTGTTCTGAAGGCCATTTGGCTGGATAGCGCGTTCCGGGCTGATCTTCCTGGGTGGCCACGAGAAACAGAACCTGATCGTACATTGATGACAAGGAGCTAAAATGGAAACGCCTAGAATCTTGAACATGAAAATTTGGCAGATCGCTGGCAAACCAGTCTTTTGCGGTTACGACGAAGAACCATCCGTCTATTCGCTGATCGACAAATGTGTTGTGGACAAACCGTCCTACATTGCGATGTTTCAACGAAAAGATATCGGTCCAGAAGACCTCAGCAACGTGATTATGCACAATCAGGTGTCTGGAGAAGATTTCGAATGTCTCAGCCAGCAAAAGATGATTCCTGAAGAACTTGAAATTTTGTATCGCAAGATCCAGAGTTTGAAGATGGAAGTAGAAACTCTTAAGGGCGCTTTGGCGACTCCAGTGTTCAAAAGTGCTGAAGAACAGCCCAACGACCTTGGTACTCCGAGCACTACGGCCATCGAAGCCGTTATCGAGCTCGTGAGAGGCAGTTTGCTTGGCCAAGGTGGCAGCGTCTACGACCAAATCAAAAACGCGTCTGAGGGGCTCTCTTCGACTGATTTGAAGCTTATTGAACTTATTGGTAAGCACTTTGGATTGTCTGGTTCTTGACATTTTCAGAGTAATCATTGGACTTTCTGTTTTTGGGTGTTTATTGTGCTGTATTCCTGAACACTTGGCTTTAGTAAGTGAAGAAGAAGGTAAAGAAGAATAGGAAAGAGAAACTCTAATGAACCAAGACGACATCTACCAGCAGTTCCAAGCTCTGTTCCCGTACATGATGGAAGTAGCAGACGAAGTAACGACTAAGGAAACTCAAATAGCTCTCACTGCTATCGTAGTTTCAGAAGTTGGAGATACAGATCTAGCTGTCCAATACATCCAAAGCTTCAGAGTAGAAAATCTTACTACCGAAAAACGTATGGTCCGATTCGTGGCTGCTTCGGATAAAATCAAAACTTTAGAACGCGGGATTTCGTCGTATTCGATCAAAGAAAAAATGCTTCAAGCTGGAAAGCCAGGAGTAAAGATGTCTAAAGCAGGCTATCTGTATCGATCTGTGGCTCTGAACAAAGACGCACCCGTAGAAGGCAAGAAGATTTCTCAGAAAGAAGAAGAAATCCAAAGTCAGATCAAAGACATTTTGGCTGGGGCGAACATGGCTCTCAAGATGGCATTTACAAATAAGAAAACTAAAGAATACGTGGTTGTTGATAGAACCAGGGGTTTATCCAGGACTCGTGTTTTCGAATCCAAGGATTCTTTCAACGCAGACGAGAAACCCAAGAAAAGTCAAGTAGTCATTTTCAGGACTATGTCCCAACGGCCGGGGACTTCTGAATGGCAGCACCCAGGTGTATCTGGAAAGAACATCAAGGGTAAAATAGACAAATGGTTATCTTCCAATGAGGATGTTATCTTCAACGAAGTGTTAGATAATTTGATGGCACAGTTCTTTGGAGCCTAAATGATACTTTTACCGCATCTTTTCGTGCTTCAGTATCTTAAGAAGCAATGTGAACACCTTAGGAACCACCCGCAAGAGCTCGAATTCTTGTTGTGCGGTTACGATTCGTGTGTTCTGTCTGATATTTACGGTGCAGACTACATCTGCAAAGCCATCCAAGCATTCAAGAATCGAGAAATATTCTTCATGCTCGGGTCTCGCCTAGACATCGACAAGCTCCCTTCTATCTGCGTCACGTACGAAGGCGGCTCTGAGCGAGAGAAGTTTATCGGGCAGTTTGGCGGAACGGAGAACGTCAAAATCCCCAAGCGTCAGTATGCTGCTTTTTCTATCAAGGGCTTGATCGAGGGAGACCTGCTCGTGTCTCCGGCAGAAGACATCAAATCGAAAATCTGGCGCGGTCTGATTGTCCGCCAGGGCAAATTCTCTAGTAAGATTGTTGACATCCTGCCTGAAGGCAATGACGTCAGATTGATCCTGTCGAAGAAAGCTACTCTGGATCTTGTAGAATTGCGTCATTGGACTGCAGAATCGCCGGTGGTCACTAAGATTAGAAGCATCGGCTCGAGCATGGATGCTGTGACGGTTAAGATCTATTTGACGATTGATGGGGATCCGGAAATCGCAGACATGATTTCGACCATCATCCGCTATTTGCTGAAGCAGGCGCATCTTTTCCTCGAGACCAATGGACTCTACGAAACCACAATGACCCACTCTGCTTTGAGCAAATCTTCTGATTTCGACGAATCCCAAGTTTGGGCTGTTGAATTTTCAATCTCTGGTCTTCTGCACGATCAGTGGATAATGTCAGAATCGACAAATGCTGATAAATTGGAACTTGTGGTGGTAGCGAAACCTCCCACAGCAGATTTAGAGGAAGTTAAGATATGGCCACAGGACTAAAATCTAAAGAAACCAATATCTTGTGGCTTTCTGACAATGTCGATTCTCTGGAAGGACTCCAAGCTGTCTATTCCAGATTTTTCAGTTTGCAAAACAACCCCAAAGTCCCATGGATTCTTTTGAACGTTTGCTGCGACGGTTCACAAGATTCCAGATATTCTGCGGCGATTTTAACCCTTCTGCTTTCTTCGACCAAACCTTTTAAAACCCAAGTCATGACTTCAGCCGTTAGTTATGGCCTTATTTTTGCTTGTGTGGGTGCTGAAAGAGTATCTTGGCCCGACGCAGAATTCATGCATCACTCGTTCCAATTAGAAACGCCTACCATGAGCCTCGAAGATCTTGACGCGATTCTGCGTCGGACCAAAAAGTCAGAAAAGAAATCTTTGGATTTCATGAAAAAGCAGATGGGCGATGTTTCTTTCAGAAATTTCATAAATGATTTCAAGAAGAACGGTTCGAAAGATATGGACTTTGATGCAACAAAGGCACTAGAGTATAATATTGTTCATGAAATTGGTATTATTCAACCTTTGTTTATTTAAGAGGATCACATGGCAAAAAATCGCAAACCGTTAGAAATTGAAGAGCAAGCAGAAGAAGCTGTGGTCGAAGCCGCGCCAGTCACTGCGCCGATTGCAGTAGCGATTTCTCTCGAACAAGTGGCGCTGTCCCAGAAAATGGAGCCATTGTACAAAAGCCAACATCTGCAATCTATAAAAGCGTTTTGCCGGAGCAGCGGGCTTCCAGAATCTGGTACACTGAAAGAAATGTTAGAAGTATTGCGCAAATACGGTTATAAAATCTAACATCTCGACATCCGTCCTATATAATAAAATACGTGATTCCCCTCCGTCATTATATAGAAGGACGATTATATGACTTTAGCAACCACTGTTGCCGGTGTGAGAGTAGTAGTTCCTGGAACTTACAGTACTCTTTCTGTAGAAGACAACCTGGCGAATATTACTCCAGGCCCTAGGAACATTGTTATTTTCGGCGAGGCTGCTAAAGGAGTACCAGGATCTCTTTTGGATCTGACCAAGTTGTTTTTCTCTGATTATGAATCGCTGAAAGCGTTTTATGGTTCAGGGCCAATCGTTGATGCTGGACGCATGATTTTCCAAAATCAAGCTTCGCCAGTTTTCACTAGTTCTGTAAATCGCTTGTATGTCTATAAGACAAACGCCAGCGCTCTCGCAGGCAGGCCACTCACCGCAAATATGTCAACTTATGCGACTCTGTCGGCAGCCGAATACGGCGAAGATGGTAATCTTATCAGCGCTCAGGTCCAAAATGCTACTGTCGAAATCAAGCCTTCGTTGACGGGTTTCTGGGTTCCAAAAAATGAAGCTATGACCCTTGCTGCCAGAGTTTCTGGCGCTACTGTTACCACCGGTAACCTTGTTGCGCAATCAGTGGCTTCGGACGTCGTTAGTGGTCTTTTGTCTCCAACTATAGATGCGACTGGCGGCGTACAGCTAGAACTTATTTCTGGCAGCCAAGTCGGCCTTGATTCTCTGTCTGTAACCGTTTCTGGTTCTAGCATAGTCGTGACCTGTTCGGCCCCTTTCGCTGGTGCAGGTTATGCTGCTGCTCTCGCCGGACAAGTTCTGTATATTCCGGCAGCTTCTGCTATCGCTGGCGCTTTGTCTCAAAATGTTGGCGCTTACGTGTTGACTGCAAAAACTGCTACGACCATGTCAATGAGCAAAATCAGTTCTTCTGCGGCTGGTGTTGAAGTCGCTCCTGTGCTACCTGTAGCCGTAGCCGCAGTACCACTCGCAGGCGCTCAGACCTCCGTTGCCACTGCTGAGATCATGGCACACACTCCAATCGTTCTGTCGGTCCTGCAGACTTCCGCTGTAGGCGTCGGAGCTTCACTCGAACTGTATCTCACAGCAGGCGACAAGAATCTTGCACAGCGCTTGTATCTTGCTTCTGCCCAGAGCTCCCCTATTTCATCCGCAGTAGCACTTTCTGCATCCGTAGCATTGGCAGTTGCTGCATCGGTCGGAACGTTTTCTATCACACTCGGCGCATTCCAAAATCTTCCAAAACTCGGCGATGTTGTTTGGGTTGCTCCCGCTTCTCTGCTTGCTGGAGCCGCTGACGCAAACGTTGGTGCATGGATCGTAACTGCTGCTGGTTCTACTTCTGTAGTAGCCACTAAAGCAGTTTCTGGTGGCGTCGCCGTGGCCTCTGTCGCTCTCGCTGGACAAGAAAACCCATTTTCTGTACAGCCCGCTTTGGGTTCTACGGCTCTGGGCGCAAAGGTTCATGCATCTGCTTCAGAACGCCAAGTTCGTCTAGTCGCTTCACGCCAATCTGACGGTCTCGCATTCCCTGCCGCAACTGTAGGCGGCCGCGTAGTTCTTGAAATTGGTTACGTAGGTTCGGCTGCTACTCTGACTATCACCAAATCTGGACGTCTTCAGACTACTGTAGCCGGTGGTTCAGGCGCTAACATCGACATCCAGCTTGCGAAATACGCTACGATGGGCGACCTGGTTGCTTTCATCAATTCGAAAACTGGCTACAAGGCTCGCATTCCTTCTGTCCAATTCAATTCACTCGCTCCTAAAGCGGTGTTGGATCATGTTGCTGCTGTTGGAATTCTTTCTGGCCATTCGCTGAATTCGCTTCCAGGACGTGTTAAGTCGGATTATGCAGATTTCAAGAGATTGGTTGACGACAACTTCGGACTAATCTCTTATGTCCAGAACACAGCTTCGGTTTCTTATGTCGGTCTCCCTGATGCAGAAGCTTCGGCCCAGTTCTTGTCTGGCGGTTCCGTAGGCGCAACTACTAACGCTTCTATCGCAGCCGCTTTAGATGCAGCTCTGAAAATTGAAGTGACCCAGGTCGTTCCGCTGTTCAGCCGCGATGCAGCTAAAGATATCGACGATGGTCTCACTGAGCCTACTTCAGTGTATTCGATCGACGCGATCAATGCTCTGGTCAAGTCTCACGTTGCGACTGCGTCCAACGCCGATTACAGGAAAGAACGTTTCGGAGAAGTTAGCTTCCATGGTACGTTCGCAGACGCGCAACTCAAAGCTGCCGAACTCGCCGCTGAGCGTCTTCAAATGGTCTTCCAGATGGCTCGCGCCGTCGGTTCTAGCGGAGTGATCCAATGGTTCCAACCATGGATGCTTTCCTGCGCAGTGGCCGCAGGCCGGGTCCAGGCCGCTCTCGGAACCTCGATGCTCCGCAAGAGTTTCCAAGTTTCCGATGTCAAGCACATCGGCGACCTCAGCGTCTTTAGCGACAGCCTAATCTCTGATTTCGATCCAGACACCAAGGATCTTGATCGCGCGATCGAAGCAGGGCTACTTGTGCTTCGTCCGGTTACTGGCTTCGGAGTCCGTTGCGAATCTCCTGACCTTTCCACAAGGTCCCGCGAAAACGATCCAAAGGGATGGTACTTCGAGCGCGTTTCAGTCCAGTTCGTTACAGACGAAGTCCTGAAAACTTGTCGTACAACTCTGGAAAGCTACATCGGCGAGCGCACCTCTGATGTTTCTCCTAGCGTTGTTCGTAAGGCTATAAATGACATCATGGCTCTGTTCATATCGGGTGGCGCACTCCGTTCGTTCTCGATCGATGCAGTCAGGATTGATGGGAATACTGCTAAAGTGACATTGAGCATCAAGCCTGTTGAAGCACTTGAATTCATTGTTCTCGATGTTCTGGCCCAGCGTTCAGTCGGCGACTCTGCATAATCACCGTCCCACGCAAATTAAGCCAGGCTTCGGCCTGGCTTTTTTCGTTTCATGGTGGACGAAGTATTTATTTAATAAAATAAGTAATAATATTAGTATAATATATCTCGAGGTACAAAATGGTTACTCCAACATTCAGGCCCGCTCCTTCTCTGAGGCCGGAAACCGACAGATTAGCTAGGTTCATAGAGCAACCTGATGATTTCACAGACGAGCACTGGGAATGGGCCAAGGAAATTGCATTAAAAGTTGGTGCGTGTATGCCCCAACAAATGGCGGACAGTGCCTTTTATTTTTACTATATGGGCTCTACATGGGAAGAAATTGCCGATAAACTTAACATCCCAATTGGCATGGTCTTGTACACTGCCGTACATTTCGGTTGGTGGACTAAAAAGAAACTTGCTGGTTCTGTTCGTGCTGGAGAGAAGATTAAAAGAGCGGATTCTGCTGCTATTGATTTGATATCTGACGCAATCGTCGCCACTGCATCGTTGTACAAAATCCAATTAGCCGAAGTCATAAAGAATCCTGAAAACGCCAAGAATTGTCCGATGATTCCTAAAAATTACAAAGATTTCATGGTTCTGCTTCAGATGATGCAATCGCTTCAGACTAAAGAAGTCGAATCTAGCAAGATCGGCAATTCGACTCCTGTCGTTAACGTGAATATTGCTAATATGGGTCAGGGAAACCAAGCTACTCAAGTGCAGGCGGCTATAGTCAACCTTGCTGAACTTCCGGCTTCGGAAGATGATGAAAAAGACAGAATTGAACTTCTTCGTTTGCTTGCAAGGGTCAAAGAATGACTGTAATCCCCGCTATTTCGGTTCTTTATAATCATTGGAATAAATGTCAAATTGACCCGAGAGATACGAAAATTGATCTTGTAGCTGTCGATTCTAAGCTAGAGCAAGAATTTTGGGATTTTGTTTCTGAACGCATGAACATTTTTCATAAAAAAGATTCAGGCCAAGCGTTCCCTTGGACAGAAGATATTATCTTGAAAAAGAATAAATTCTGCAATGTGTATCGAGAATTGGATAAGACCACTGTCGCGCTTCATCAGCTAGCTGCCCCGGTATTGCACGATCTAGAATTAACTCTGCTGAATTTCTTCTACATGCGTTGGGTAGGTTTGCCCAACATAGTGGAACAAGTTGGCTTGTTGGATTTTTCCGAGTCCACGTTACAAGCCGCCCGAGACAAATTCGACAGCATCGAAGGGGTCCGGTGGACTTCAGCCTACAACAGCGCGATTGCAGGCATAATTAGCACTGGCTGCTCGACTCGTCAAGAATTTATTTTTGATTTTCTCCCAAAACGAGTCAAACAAATTGCTGCAATAATTTCTAGCAAAAATGATTGGTCTATCATCCAATTAGTCGAAGCCATAATCCCGTTGGTTGGCTTCAACGCCAGATTCATGTCTATGGAAGTTCTAATGGACGTTGCTTACCAATTCCCTGAATTCATTAATGAATTCCACAAAGTGTTCATCGGGCCAGGTGCTACTCCTTCGGCCCTGGCGTTCAATCCGAAAGCCAAAGCGACAGACGTTATTCAGACATTGATGCACACGCAGCCAATCACAGATCTTAACCCCTTGATGATCAGGGGGAAGCCTGTATTTATCACTGCGTCTAATCTCGAAAACTGTTCGTGTGAATTCAGGAAATACAAAAATTTGCTGTCTGGCACTGGCCTGAAAGGCAAAACTCCACGGCAAAGACTTTATAGAATATGACAGTAGAATCGAATCAAGAAGAACTCCAAAAACGCCTAGAACGTCTGTACGAACAGAAGTTTTGGACGCCCTGTCGTTCTAAGAAAGAATTGCAGCAATGGTTGGAAACTTTCTTGAGTATTCGATTACCTGATAAGGTCGTAAGTACTTTCAGCAATTCTAATCCAATGGATTTTATATGGGAAGTTTACGAATCGGGGCTCACTGGCAACCCCAATAAGACTACGTTCGTAGTGGCGGCCAGCCGAAATAGCGCGAAAACGCTCTGTGCGTCAGTACTAGAATTCCTTTTCATGGTTCACCTCGGGCGCAATATCGTCCATCTAGCAGCCATCCTAGATCAATCAATCGCGTGCATCGACTACTTGGATCGCTTCCTAGACAACCCGATTATAAACAAACATTTCAAGTCGGATAACAAACGTCTCAAATTATTGCGTTCGATGCCTGTCAACGAATACAAGAAATCTAATTACGCAAAATTAAAGGTGATCACCGCTACCAAAAAAGGTGCTAACTCTAGCCGTGCGTCGTTATTGATTTTCGACGAAACAGACTTGATTGATAAAGATATTCTTTCTGAATCGACATTCATCGCCGACCCTGACGCCAACGGCAGACCGCCGATTTTCGTGTATCTATCGTCAAGAAAAACAGCCGTTGGTCCGATGCAAGAAAAGATCAATTTGTCAGAGGATCCTGCCAATGGTATTCACCTGCACAGGTGGAACGTTACGGATTGGACAAAACCTTGCCTCCCAGAACGGCACTTGCCTGAATTGCCCCGTATAGACCTGTTTATACATAAAGAAACATTGGCGGTCTTGGATATCGTCGCCCACACAGAGTTGTCTGAATCCATGAGGGATTCCTACGACTTAGTCCCCGCGTACGAAGGTTGCAGGAAATGCCCGATATTTGTCACCTGCAGGACAGACGCAATCAATCAAACTAGCACGTCTCCGAATCTAAGAACTGTCGACTTCGTGGGGAATTTGATTCGAGAAGTTGCGGATTCAGATAAAATCAATGCACAGTTAATCAATCTGCGCCCAGAGTCTGGAGGCGTCGTCTACAATAAATTCGATAAAAACAAGCATTACCAGAAAGTGCAGGAATGCTGGAATTTTGCGTTTAACGTCTATCCAACGAACCACGATGGTTCATTGCGGATTCCGACTAAGAAAGAATTTATTCAAGAATTGCGGAATGAAGGCTGGAGACTGAATTGCGGCGTTGACTTTGGCTGGGTGGATTATGCCGCCGCCGTCCTGGTCGCGTATCAGAAAAGTTCTGACAAACTCCTCGTATTGCACGTCGAGACTGCTCCAGGTATTTCTAATCAGGACTGGTTAGTCTATGTAAAAAACAGAATTTATGATGTCTATGGGTTCGACCTGGTATGTCCTGACACCGCTGACAAGTCTTCTCCAACGTTCGCTGCTTCTATCGGCATGCCTTCTCGCGGGACAAAGCCACCAAGAATTGAAACTGGAGTTTCCTGGATACGCACCCGCCTGTGGAATGCTTCTAAGCAAGAAGCCCAATTCATGATATTGGATGATCCCTACAACGCCCTGTCGATGTCTCTGGTTAAAGACATGGAATCTTGGCAATATCTAAAAACAGCAATGGGGTTCGATTTCAACCATTTCGCCGATGATGATTTTACTCATAGGTGCGATGCCCTCCGTTACGCAATAGATCCTTTCATTTCGAGTCAGGTGTCCCATCTAGCAGGAGGGCAGAAGGAACATGAAATCGCTACTAACCCTGTTCTTGTTGATTCTGTCGATGGTATGAAAAAATTAATAGACGAGCATATGTACAAAGAATACGGAATACGTGTGAATCCTAGTCAAGAAGAGAAGATAATTAATGCAGCCGGTGGTATCACCATATGCTTCTAAGGAGTGCCCAATGCCATTTTTAAATTTTTATGTCGGTAGAATGGCGTACGCCGACGCCGCGCCGCTTCAAAATCCTAAACAGAAATTCTTCGATTTCGTCACTGCGAAAGAAGGATTATCCGTTTCCAGCCCGGTTTCGTTAGTCAAAGAAATACTTCCAGGCCAAACGGTGCTTCTGGATTCCACTGCGAGAACAATAGCTTCAGGGCTAAATACCTCACAATTTGCAATATCATTTATTGGTTCTGATATTGGAAGGTTGCGTTGGACTGGAGTTGGCCCTACCCCCGCATTCAGGGCTGCTCGACCAATAAACTACGGTACGGTTCCAGCGACTACTACGTATGCCGCCTCCCGCCTTTCGGCAAATTCTGTACAAATCACATTGTCTGGTGCAGGAGTCGATCTTTCTTCGGCTCTTGTCGGCGACGAACTTTATTTTCAAGGTAACGACACGTCTTTCACTTCGCCGCTAAACACTTCTTCAATCAATCAGAGATTTTTAATTCTGTCGTCAACAGTTTCTAGCGTAATTATTCGCGATAACGGGTCAGTGTCGGCAGAAACAGCAATTGTTCTTGGCGCTAATTTCGATTCAGTCCTGCGCATCTTTTCAACTGCTGGAGTGCAGATTGGCGATAAATTCAGGATCGCCGATGCTTCGGCTTTTAATCTCGAAAATAAATCATCTGATCTAGAAGTTTTGCAGGTATCTGATCGAGATATCCATTTTTACAACCCCAATCTGATTGCTGAAACTGTCGTAGCTGGAGTTTCGTCTCCGTTTGCAGTTTTCGATCGATTGATCAATTTCGTATCTATCGAAGCTTCCGGCCCCATCAAGCTTAAATTCAACGATGGAACTGAGGAGATCCAACTCAAAGAATTCACTCCTGGATCCGCGATGTTTGTTTCGACTCTGAATGCTATTTCTATTCACGCAGTCAATTCTACCAACTACCCGATTACGGTAGCTGTTCAAAGTTGTTCTTTCTAAGAGGTTGCTATGGCTATTTTTGATTTCTTAAAAAAGACTATTAATTTAGATAAAACTACAAAAAACGTAGACATCACGATTAGTTCTGATGGCGAGATGCTAGACAAGTCTGTCAAGCCCATCCCCAATACTAATTTCCTAAATGGGCAAGTAGAAAATTCTAAAGCTGTCTTCAGCCTTGATTCTCGAATGCTCAATACCGATAGAATTTATCAAAAAAAGGGCCGTTTATCAGATAAAGATCTAAAAGATATTGCAAGTTACGATGCCATCGTAGGTCTGATTGTTAACACACGATCAAACCAAGTCATGCCGTTTGGCAAGAAATCTCGTGGTAAATACGAACGCGGCTTCATATTGCAAGAGAAACTTCCAATTCAAGAGTCGAACCTAGCGCCGGAACAGAAGAATAAAGAAGTCCAATACCGGCTGGCACTGGCCGCTCAGATTTCTGAATACATCGTGAGCTGTGGCACATCTAACAAGATGGTTGTGGATCATGTTTTCAAAGGATCTGATTCTTTTTTCAAGAATTGTTCGTTGCCGGATTATTTGTCTGCTCAGACTTTGAACCTTCTAGTGTTTGGCCGTTGCGCGACTCAGATTATTAGGAACAAAGAGGGTATTCCCATTATGTTCCGACCGCTTCCAGTCGAATCTATCCACCCAGTCATAGACCAAGAAGAAATTTCTATTTCTGGTGGTGACGACGTACAAGAACAATCGGTTCTAGATTATGCAGAATATAAGAAAATAGAAAAAGGTCGTCGTCCTGCTGCTTATGTCCAGCGCATGGACGGCAAAAATGTAGCTTTCTTCACTGAAGAAGAAATCATCATGACGCATCTTCGCAAACAAGCTTACGAAGATCTTGATGGATACCCTTTGGCTCCTATCGAGCAGGCGTACTATACAGTAACGATGCATTTTTACGCTCAACAGTTCATGCAAAACATGTTCACTAAGGGGCTAGCTTCCAAAGGCATCATTAACCTAAAGACCCAAGAAGGCGGAGTTGTCTCTCCTGAACAGACTGAAATGTTCCGCAAGACATTCAGCAACTACGTCGCTCGTAATGACAATTCGGCTACGATTCCAGTTATCAGCGGCCCTATTGATGTCAGCTTCATCGAACTCAATGCAACTTCTAAAGACATGGAATTCGTCTTACTTTATAACAAAGTTATTTCGATTCTCTGCGCATGCTTCCAGATGGCGCCACAAGAAATAGGTTTTGGAAGTTTAGATTCTGGAGCAGCATCCACCAATGACGGTAAACAAGATGACATCGTTCAGGGCGAAGAAAGAGGCCTCCGCCAGATTCTGGAATGCCTGTTTGGAGTTCTAAACGGGATTGTTTACGAAACTTTCCCAGAAAGCCAAAGCATATTCACATTTAGCCCTATCGGGTTAGGTCAGAATACCAAAGAAGCAGATCTTGCTATATACAAAGAAGAACTACAGACATCCGGTACATTCGGGAAAATCTGGTCAGACAGCGAAAGGATTGAGTCATTCCCTTTCGGCGGCAATATGCCAGCTTCGCCAGTGTTCCACTCATCAGTAGCCGTTTACATGAAAATGTCAGAAATTCGGTTTCATTTTTTCGGTGATGCAAATGCTCTGAACGATCCAACGTTAGATTTTTTCGTCGATCCAACTCGCAATGAAATGTATCAGGCTGAAAAATACGGAATGACAAAAGTTAATGCCGATGCTGCGAAACTTGGTCTTGAAATGCAACAGCAGCAAATGGCTATGCAAGAACAACAGATGCAAATGAATGCACAGCCGCCTCCTGAAGAAGCTCCGGTAGAAGAGCCGCAGCCTACTGAAGAAGAACTTCAAGAATCAGTGAGAGCCCAGGAAAAGCACGATATGGAGATGTCTCACGGCCAAGAGCAACATGACATGGACAAGCAGAGCCATGAAATGAATCTTGAAAAAGAAGCGTCGGCTTTAGAAACCGAAAAGGCCGCTGCTACTCCTAATAATCAAGCTTCTTTAGGCATTCTTAAGGATCTAGTCATGAATCGCCCGAAAACACTCAAAGACTTGTATAAAAAATAAGACATTGTTTTACGGCCTCTCTTTGCAGATGATTTGAGAGAGGTGAAACATGAAAGACAATGTTGTAAATTTTGCTCAGTTTCAGAAAAAACAAAAAGAGGACGCGGCAGACGCGGCGAGTTTTGATCTAACTTTTGCACGTCAAATTGTTGAAAAAGATCAACATCTTCAACACGTTATTAAGCATCTTGGCATTTCTATAGATGAAGCTTCCACTTGGTTGGTACTACTATCGTCGTTCCAGGCAGAAATCGAACGTGTAGTTTATGACTATTCACACCAAACTGGTTTCAGCGCTGCATTTTCAGGTCTACTAGTGCAAGCAATGTCACAAGAAGTGTCTGACCAGCTAACTTCGATTGGTATGCAGCCAAATATTTCTAAAGAAGTGTTTATGAAGTTTAAAAAGAATTCCATTGCTGCTATTTTGGAATCTAAGCATCTAGAAGATTTAATGTCTGATGATTTTAACAATTTCGAGGATAAACAAGATGAGTGAACTCAGCCCCGATGAAGTATTCCCACAGTTCGTAGAACGCCTTGAAGAATTCATGGGCCAGGTTGTACATATGCACAACCGCATGGCCGAGCTAGAAACAGCTCTCGCTTATCTCCTTTCAAAAGACCCACAATGGATGGCAAATTTTAATGCAGCACAGCAAGAACAAACCGGACAAGAAGAAAAAAGCGGAGAGCTCGTCCTCCCAGAGTAACGTAGCTCGTTTCAAGGAAGCTTGTCCCAAAAACTTTACAGAATTGCCAATAGGTATTTGCAAATTCGGGCTCGAACGAGCGCGATGGACTGCAGACAACCCCAATTATCTTGCTTATGAAGAAAAACATGAAGCAAGAGGGTGTCCCTTTGGCCTTCTAACCGAAGACAAATATGGGTACTGTTTGTTCAAATTGATGGCTAACGTGGACCGAGCACTGACTGAAGATGAAATGGTCAGGATGTTGATGCTGAGCAAAGAGCAGATCAATAAAATCACATCTACTGCGTTCTACAAGCTAAAAGACAACCCACTGATTGCAGAATTGCAGAAATTGCATGCAGACGGTGGATTGTTCAAAGACAACGAAGTAGAAGACGATATTTATTTCCACGAAGAATTTCAAGCAGAAGCAGTATCGGCAGAGGGCACTATCGAAGATCTAACCGATTCGCTCAAGAATTCTGGGAAGTAACTCCCCACCTTTTCATAATCTTGGTCGCCACTTTCACAGACGGCCACACATTCAAAATAATGATTTCTTTGATTTTCGGATCCTCTGCAAAGAGCATTTTCCGAAATGTCTGTTTTAACGTCTTCTGGCCTCTCATGAACAGCGAAACTCGAATCAATAGCAGATCGAATTTGCTGATATTTAGAATAACGGCAAAATTATGATCCTGGTGGTATACAAGTGCTTTCTGAAAGCCGTTCTTATTTAATGCAGACTGCAAAACAAGAGCCGCAACGCTTTGTTGCAGCTCTGTGTTAATCGCTCTGTTCATTAAATTTTGCTTGTTTTTTTTGTAATCAGCAAAATTTACAATATTCATTTTAGGCTTCTTTTGTTGGTCCAAATACTGTGTCGAGTGTGGAAACGAAGTCGTCATTAGAGAGAATATTAACCGAGGGAAGCTGCAGGATCCTAGAGGTGCCATCAACCAGTTTATATTCAAACGGGAAAGTGATTGCCTTGAACTTTTCAGGATCTTCAACCATATCAACTACAGACAGAAGCGCCTTAGTACTGAGCGCGGGGAGGTCCTCGCTTTTCAGAGTCTTTTCTAGTTCTGCAGCAGTTTCTTGCAAAAATCTCTCGTGTGCTTTGAGACGCAGAGGGGATTCCGGTGCAGGAATCTTTTCGAACAGACTCCAGAGAACGTTCTCGAGAGTAGACGAAAATTCTCCAACTACATTGAGGTCTTCGACGCCGAAGAACTCCTTGGCTTTAACGAATTCTTCGCTTTCTTCGCTAGAAAGACTTGTTGCAGAACTACTAACAACATTTTTGCGAACTGCTTCGGAGAGAAAAACGAGAAGAGAAGATTTAAGTACGATTGTCTTTACCATGTTATTTCCTGTATGTTGTAGAATCGATAGTTACTGAAGTAATCGAAGGGATCCTGAGAGCCAAAGAGCCAAGATGGAAACTGCCACTCTTTTCCGGGTAAGTGTAGTCTGTTTTAGTGAACCTAGCAAGATATTCTACAGAAGCGCGAATGCTTTCGAACCGTTTAACTGTTTTCCCGAACCTAACAACCACTGTTTTCGACATTTTTAATGTCCTCCTGTTTAAATATAAGCCGCAGCTCATCGTTTGACAATACACTTTTCTATATTTCGGCGTTTGGGGCAATGTCTGCAGGTTTTTTAAATGGTACAAACAAATAGTAGGTGAAAAATGCAATTGTATGTTTTTTGGAGACAAGACGCAGTCGTAGGTATAGAAATGTTCAAACAACTGGTACTAGGCAGCTTAGATACGCTTCCAATTTACCATGGCTGCTTCCTTGGGGGCCTAAATTCGAGTTCTGGTGTGGTGCAGTGGATATGGCATATGACTGTCAATGAATACCCCGCAGAAAACGCAACATACTTTCAAATGTCTCTTGAACAGGTTTTATATTATTGTTCGGTGCAGGAAAAAATCAACAAACTCCCAAGTGATAGAGTGCGAGATTTCTTAATTAAAGAGTTCATATGACAATCAAATTATGCGGTTCGGACCATAAACGCACTCCACATACGATAGAAATTTCTAACAGGACATCCTCATACGGGAAAAATCTTTGTTATTCTAAAGTGGGTTCTATAGCCCACGACAGGGGTTTTGTCTTTAAAAACGTCGATACCGCCCTCGCGGCATTAACGGCTTATGACCGGTTCGCGAAAGACGGGCAGATTCTAGAACCAGAATATAAAGTCTGGCTTTCTAAGATGCAGAAATACCAAAAAAGCTCGTCTATTACAGTGGAAGGCCAGCAGCCACTAGGTTGGGTCCTAGGGTCTGGCATTGTGGGTTTAATAGAAATGAGAAAATCAATTCTAATACCTATGTACGCAGATGCTGTTTCCAAGACTCGCGAATGGAAACTGATACAAATACATTACGACAAATTTGGATATCTAGAACTTCTAGACCCATCATTGCCGGTTACGCACAAGTCCTTGAAAGCTGCTCTGAACGATCCTGATTGTCACTTCAGTCCAATTTACGTTTTAGCTATGATGCTAATTTACGGAACTCTTGTAGATGCGGAATTTATAGTATGAAGAAGAACGCAATCATCATTGATCTTGACGGCACGCTCATAGACACGCCACCCATATCACCCGATCAATACGCCTTGATTGATTGGGAAGAATATAACGAAAAAAACATCACAGCCAAAGAATTTGTGTGGTGTGCCAAGTTAGTTGACTTGTACCATAAAGCTGGTTACGAAATAGTGTTTTTAACGGCGAGAGACGATTCTGCACGCACGAGGGCGGCTACCCTAGCCTGGCTAAACAAAGCTTTCTACTTCCCTATTACACATCTGTTCATGAGAACCCCGAAAGACTTCTCGAGCGACCATATCATCAAAGAGGAACTGCTAGTCAGCAAAATTCTTCCTGCTTTTTTGATAGAATTTGCTATTGACGATAAAAAGAGTAATTGTGATATGTTCAGAAAACATGGCATCACTGCCTTACAATGCAAAGATTCAGAATAATGGCAAAATTAGTTTTTATTGATTTTGAAACTTTTGGGATTCCCGGGACGCCACAGAATATTTGGCAGTTCGCATACGGCACCATGGATACTTCAACGCCTGAATTTTGGAAAAAGGCTGCATTCTTTTCAGGTATCATCGATTGGCGAGGTAGAGATATGAGCGTCATACCGAAACGCTCTATCGATTTCACTACACAGCACACGCCTGAAGCGTTCGATTGGATTCTAGGCAAGACTGAATGTCCGCACGAAATCTTTTCTTTAGAGCAATTTGAGGAGCGCACTATCGCATGGTTCCAGAGCCAGGGATGTTATCCAGGCGGTGGATTTCCTGGTTGGACCATGGTAGGCAGGAACCCCGAATTTGACTACAATTGCTTCTCGGAACATGTCCGTAAAGCCATTGGCCTGACTCCGTTCAAGTGCCAAGATTTTGCGTTGATGTATTGTGCGTTGGCGCGTGAGTCTACTGCTGGCCGTTTGCCTTCTATGGATAAAGTCAAATCGGCAACAAAGCAACCTGCCGGTACGCACCACGATGCTCTCATGGACGTTAAAGATGAAATGAATTTGACCCTGGAGGCTCTCATTGGAATCCACAAACACTGGGCGGAAAAAAACAAGTAAGCTCAGGGTGTATGTGTTTTACCCGCAAACTCAAGGCATAGCCGTAACTACGATTTCACCTCGTGGTAACACTAAGACCCGAGTCTATTCGTTTACTATGGATGGTTATTTCGACCTTCCTGGACCATTCCGAGGCAACGAAACTGGTGAGGTTTTCTACAGCATCGAAGATCTATTGTCACGTCTTGCTTTAGACCCAGAACCGTTTGTGCTGCAACATTTCATCGCCCAATACGTTTAAATATCATTTTGATCTTGCCGCAGTCCCAGACTTTCTCTAGCCCGTCTAGCGCAGCGTGTTGCGCTTCTGTCATACCTGTAGGCGTGTTCATCTTGGATTTCATCCGGGACTGTTTAGCCACGGCTTCACCTTCTTTAATATAGAAGTAATCTGGCTGCAATTCGCTTGAGATTTCCCACCCCGATGCTAAGTAACCAGTGCCTTGGGAAAATCTTCTATCTGCCCATGAATATATGTCTGATTCCAGCGTTTCTGAAGCTCTCTTGCTTAAACGACTGAGTCCACCTACTACATTCACCCCGTGTTTACAGCAAAACCTATTCAGAATCCATTCGCCATTCCCGCGATGATGCTTTCCGAACGTAGCTACTGATATTAATTCATCGTTGTAGTACAAGCCTAAACATAGGTTCAAACCGTGTGTTATAGAGCCTTGTATGTGGTTATGGCTAATGAAGCTAATAGCATCCGCCCTATCTACAACCTTGAGCACACATTTCCGTGCCCCTATTTTCTCATTCACTCCAAGAGCAGACTTAATGAAGTCTATTACTTGCAGCTTCCTAGTCGCCCATTCGAAATCAAATATATGGATCAGGCGATAGCCATGTTTCTCGCACATTACGGTTTTATCGAAATGGTAAGTTTTACCTACTTTTTTTTCAGAATGCCAATATGTGCCGTTGTATTCTATACAGAGTTTCTTTTCTTCTATTTTGATATCTACTTCTTTATTCCCTACGAATCCCTTTTTGGCATCTGGAAACAACGTATGTATAAAAGTGAGAACTTCTTTTTCGCCTTTAGAAGTGAAATCATTAGCTCGGTTGGATTCTTGCAATCGTTTATACCGCTCGAATTTTAATTCTGGATCTGTATTCCACTTATGTAATTCCAGCGTACCGTTTTCCATTCGTTCTGGTTGTTCGACGAAAATCTTTGATATTGCTATACCTGTTTTCGTCCGCGCCTCTGTGCTTCTAGAAGCAGCTAATAATTTCTTTGTTTGTTCTAGGGCTTGTTCTGGGTTTTCTGCAATCCTTTTGAGCTGCCCTTCGCTCAGTTTCTTTTTATATTCTGGATCTAGGTTCAACCTGTTGTTACGATCTGAACAATTCTTTCTGAAAGATTCAGTACTCGTTGCTTGTTTTTGAACATCTCTAGCTCCAGACAAATCCATAGGATTGTTTAGTCCAGTTTTCAACCGAAACATTTCTAGAGATTTTCGAGCCTTGGCTGTTTTCTCTTCTGATGAATATTTAGATTCTCTTATTTTCGCAGCTTCTGAGGCTCTTTTCTTTTGACATACGATGCAAGCCCAGGGATACCCTTTGGATTTTAATCGTGCTATCAGATTACCGACTTTATTTCTTCCGGATGTTCCACAATCACTACATTGGGAAATCACATATTCTGCGTATTCGTATCGATCTTTTATCGGATCAGTTATTTTCAATTCTTGTAAATTCATGATCCCTCTGTTTATAGAGGATACCACAAAGCTTTAGTTTTGAGTATAAAAAAAACCCACATCAAAAGATGTGGGTTTAATTGTAACCAGCTAGCTGATTAAGGAGCGATACCGTACTGCTCGTCTTGGAGTTCGTGGAACACGTTGTCGAGGAGGCCATGATGACGAACATATTCGAGTACGCAAGCAAGGTAAGAAACATAGACGGTTTCTTCGACCAATCCGCGGAGTCCAAGCTTCATCTTGCTTACCATCTGACCGAGAACTGCGAGTTTCGCGCGGAACTGAGCCTTAGGAAGGAACACGATACTGTCAAGTCCTGGAAGGATAGCTTGAGCGTCAACGAAGAGAGTAGCTGAACCGCGAGCTGCAATGACTTTGCCGCAGAATTTCCAAGTGCCAGTAGCACCGCCAACTTCTGTACGGTAGACATGGAACTCTTCTGCAGTAGCAGAAGCAGGGACCGAAAGAACTAGCTTGTTGCCGTCAGCAGCAACAGTCTGAGCTACTTCAACAGAAACGTCGCTCATGCCGAGAATCGAAACTGCCTGAACTACATAACGAACAACATCACCAGCTTTGAAAGTGGTAACGCCAGCTTGTTGAGCAGCGGCAACAACTGTACCGACTACAGGAGGATTTCCAGCAGAAGTGAAGAGTGGCTGTGGGAACGAACGAGTATACTTGAATACCGACGGGATGAACTGAACTTCACCAACAACCGAGGAAAGCGAGAAGCCGGACTTAGGTTCAGCTTCGACGCCTGCACCACGGATGGCGTAGCTGGAACCGATGTCCCCGCGTTCGAACGGGAAGAACGTAGCGCGGAAATGGCGAAGCTGGTCAACTGTACAGTGAGCTTCTACGATGCGACCACGGTTTTCGCGAACCGAAGCAACTACCTTGTCAACAAGCTGGCGGCTAAGGACAGAGCCCTTGGCGTCGAACATTGTAGCGCGGTTGTTACCGTAGCCAACGAAGTCACCGATGATACCGCGAGCAGACTTGTTTCCTTCACGGATCTGAGCCTGGATTCCGCGGATGTGGCGAACTGGTGCGTTCTGGTTAGCAGCGAGCATGGAGTCGATCGAGCCATCAGCGGCGAGATAGAGGTCACCACCGACATAAAGAGCGCGCTCAAGTCCTTCAGCCATGGACATAGCTGCGTTCTTGTCGTTTTCAGCTTCGAGGTCGAGCATATAGCCGCCTGCGTCGTTGATCAACTGTGCCATGTGGGTAATGGTCTTGCGGATGCCCTGTACACGAAGGACTTCAGCAACACGCATGTACTGACCGATGTCTTCTTGTGGAAGGAAAGTCTCGATACCCCAGGTATCGACACCGGAACGGGTAGCTGTCTTGATAACATAGCTGAATGTAGACTGTGTAGCCTTCATTGTCTGGATTTCCTTCGTGAGGAGGAAATCTTCGTCTTCGAGAGTAATCGAACGAACAACGCTGTCTAGCGAATCGATCGCAATAGCAGATGTGCCAGTGCGCCCTGCATTCGCGAGCCCCGGAAATCCCGCGGCAAAAGATTTATTCAACGATTCTAGTTTGCTGGCGATTACCTGTAGCTCTTGACTGTTAAGGGGACTAAACGACATAAGGGACTCCATAAAAGGGATTTGTCTAAAACGAATCTTAGACATCTCCGCGATGTCTACAGAATTCATTATATACATCAATGGTTTGAATTCAAGAAAAAACATGTTATGATTACGTTAAATAGGAACAACGAGACAGATGAAGAAATGAAAAAGCAAAAAGCTCACAATTCTATTAGTTTAGAGGCAGCGCTGGAATTATTGTCCAGCAGATCAGACGTGTCATTGATAGAATCTTCATTTGTTTCTTTCAGTAAAACAGCTCTTTTTGTCGATAAAGACTTTGGAATCTTTCAATCAACTCCGTTTTCGATTGCTAGGAGCAGCAAAAGACATCCTGATTGGTGGACCGAAAATAAGAAACGGGTGTTGAGTGAAAAGAACCGCTATTCGTATGATCATGCACAATCTTTAATGCCTCCTGGTGTTGCCATTGTTGCTGATTCCTATAAGGCATTCCACAAACCATGTTCGATTCTAGACGAGACGCATGGATCGTTTATTGCTACACCAAAAGCAGTAGCTAAAGCCAAGAAGTCCCTTCATCCTTCTGAAAAATGCTCCAATGATGGGAGATTCACGTCTAAAGATTCTAGAACGATTGCATTGTCAAAACTTGGATATGTTAAAGCCCAAGAAAGCTTTGTGCACCGCACAGGAGATTCGACGGAGCACGCATGGCACAAAAACGCCAATAAACAGGCTCAAGAAGTCATGTTGGAAAAATATGGTGAGCGTTCTGCGTTTGCTGTTTCACAATTTCAAGAAAAATCCAAGCTCACCTGCCAGTCAAAGTATGGTTCTGATACATTCCCTGTTGGTTCTATTGTTGAATCAAAAGGTGAAAAGGAATTGAAAGATTGGATTAATTCTCTTGGAATAGAAACTGTGAAACATAACGACTCTGGCTTCGAAATTGATGTATATGTTCCAGCTCTTAATCTCGGGTTTGAATACAACGGTGTTTATTGGCATTCTACTAAATATAAAAAGCCGTCCTATCATGCAGCTAAAACCGCCTTTTTTCGTAAAAAAGGGATTCGTATAATCCACATTTTTGAATGTTTCTGGGCACAGCGACAGGAACAGACAAAAGATTTTATCCGATCAGCGTTGCGACTCAATCCAGAACGAATCGGCAGCCGAAAGTGTGTTTTTACACAAATTTCCCCTGCGTCTGCTTCCCAGTTTTGCAAGATGCATCACATGCAAGGTTCAACATCCGCTGGTAGTTTTAATATCGGAGTTTTTCGAGATGGGATCCTTATAGGCTGTGCAGTTTTCGGTAAATCGCATCGCCAGAATCTCGTCGAGAAGTATTTTCTGAAACGTCTTTGTTTTAAGTCAGGCGTCACAGTGTCGGGATGCCTGTCTAAAATTGCGCTTCTTGCTACTTCTCATTTTAAAGAAAATATTTTCAGTTTTGCAGATCTATCGATTTCAGATGGCAAAGGTTACTTGGCTGCAGGATGGGAGATTGTTGGCATGTCAAAACCGGACTATTTCTACAGCAATCAGAAAATGGAAATCATAACCAAACAGTCAAGAAAGAAGTCTTCTGTAGAAACACCTCTGGGAATGACCGAAGATCAGCACGCAGAATTGGATGGGCTTTTTAAGATTTGGGATTGCGGGAAAATGAAATTGATGTTCCCGTATAAGGCGTAAAGATCGTCAAAGATTTAGACATCTTTCATCAAAAACCTAATCAGCTCATGTTCACCGTAAATTTTTAACATTTCTGCCATTGATTCTAAAGATGTCCATTGCACTTCTACCCCAGAAGTGGCCATTATACTTGACAAATCTGAATTCTTCCATTCTCCCAAGGTTTCGTCGGCTAATTCGAATTTGCTCAAAGAACCTGTAGTGCGAATCAGCACGAAATACCCACGGGGCGTAGTAACAGGACCTAGTGTGAATGTGCCAGTTCCTGTAGTCCTAGTCATGGGAGTAGGCACTGGGGTGTACGCAGAAGTATGGGTAGCTGTTCCGACCTTCGTTCCTGTAGTCAGGATGAATGATTTAAAACGTAGTTGATATAGCATATTAATCCAGCAAACCTTCTATTTTAAGAACTCTCGTGCGCTCTTTTTTACGTTGTTCTATTTTTTTAATAATTTCGGCATGCCGCTCGGGATCTTCTTTTTTGATAGTTTCCAATTGGTTTCTACGGCGGTCATCGTGGTTCCGTTTCACTTCTTTGAAATCTTGCCAAGTGTAGTCCGTGCCAATCTTGAACCTAAAGCCTTCTAGCATTTGAGTAGACCAATGCCAGTGCCCTTCTAGTTCTACTAACCCATCAATATTAAGGAAAACGTCTTGAGTGGTCCAATCAAGCCCGGAACCTTTAATCAAGGCATCGCCGAAATCTTTGTATTCGCCACACGGTTTTATCTTGAAGAAATTAATCCCATATGCGTCTAAATAGCGAGCCAGGTTTCTGGCTCCTATTTCGCCAGCATCGTCTTTGTCGAATCCAATAAACACAATTGGATTATCAGAATTTTGTTCCATTGCCATCATTGCAATTTCTTGTGCTTGGGATTTAGTTACGGATGCACCCATGGTTGCTACCCCGTAATAGCCAAACCAAGCCGCTGCAACAGCATCTGCAGGCCCTTCTACGACGCAAATCTGCTGCGTTGGTGTGCCAACTGTTATAAAGCTCCTAGATTTAGGAATTCCAGAATCGGTCTTGACTTTCATGTTGTTTATCGGATTAACGTACCGTCGCTGAAACCCGACGTGTATGCCGTTCGAAGTAACAGGGAACGCTACGGCATTAGACAAAGGATCTATATAGATAACATCTGCCAGCTCACCGACTATGCCTCGCGAGCGAGCGTACTTGCCCGCAGGATGATAAGGCCAGTCCCGGACTTTCATGAAATGGTCTGGTATTGGTTTTGATTCTGTCATAGTCACCAGTTGCTCTGCTATTTCCGAAGCAACATTGAAATCTGGTAAATTCCATGAATCAGGATGTAGATCAGGCGAATGTCGTCCGATACCTAGTGTCTTTCTGGCATCGTCTGGTTCATACCCAGATTTAACGAAGTATGTATAGGTGCTGAACTTAGAACCGCATTTCCAGCAACTACCGCCAGTACGATTAGTGCCTTCTTCGGGCCTGAACATCCAAACCGAATAACTACTTCGGCCACAATCGGGGCAATGTTTCAGAATTAAAGACCTGCGATTGGTCTTATATTCAATGCCTTCGTCTGTAAGTATTTGCTCTAAGGGGATCTTGAC